ATTGATGCTGAAGCTGAGTTAACTGCTCTTCTTTCAGAACAAATGGCTGCTGAGATTGACCGTGAAATTCTTCGTGACTTACGTAGAGGTGCTGCTTGGACTGCTCGTTGGGACTATAATGGTCTTCGTAAGCAACCTACTGGCGGTGCATATTATGGTGTACAAAAGGACTGGAATCAGACATTGGTTACTAAAATCAACCAGATTTCAGCACAAATCCACAAAGCAACCCTTCGTGGAGGCGCATCTTGGGTAGTAGTTTCTCCAGAAGTTTCTGCCGTATTTGATGACCTTGAGTATTTCCATGTGTCTAATGCTTCTCCAGAACAGGATAAGTATAACATGGGTATTGAGAAAATTGGTACTCTTAGTGGACGTTACATCGTTTATCGTGACCCTTACTCTCCTGCTAATACTGTGTTAATTGGTCATAAAGGAACTAGTATCCTAGAGACCGGTTACATTTACGCTCCATACGTTCCGATGCAACTTACGCCGGTAATGTATAATCCTTTCGACTTTACTCCGATTCGTGGTATCATGACTCGTTATGCAAAGAAGATGGTATTGAACCGTTACTATGGTAGAATTTTCTGCGATGGTCTTCAGACTTTCGGAATTGGTGACTTAGTGTAATCAATTAATCTGATATATAAATTTAAAAAGAGTTGGAGTATTCCAACTCTTTTTTTTATCTTTACATTTTAGGAGTAAAATCAAATATTTTAAAAATGGAAGCATATCAATATAAAATAAGAAAAGAAAAGGTAGAAATAGAATCTAGTGATTTGCCTTTCTCAAAAAATGATGCACGATTAGATAATACAATAATAAAAGAAATTTCATATGTTGACGCAAAAAAAATCATTGTTGAATATGAATGGTTAAAAACGATGCCGTTATTTAATAAATATTTTTTTGGTATTTATTTCAATATTAATGGTAAGGATTATTTAGGTGGGGTTGTTATATATTCGGAAGAATACTCTGCAAATAAATCTACAACATGGGATAAATATGATTTCACAGGAAAAATTTTATTATTAAGTAGAGGTGTTTGTTTATGGTGGACACCAAAAAATACTGCATCTTATTTTATATCAAAAACGTTGAAATGGATAAAGCAGAATACTGATTATAAAATAATTACAGCAACCGTTGATCCCGCTGCTGGTGAAATTGGGACAATCTACCAATCATTAAATTGGCACTATATTGGTTTGATGACTGGTAATTATGGTAAAAATGGTAAAGAGTCTAAACGGTTTTCAGTTTATATTGACGGTAAGTTACGTCATTCACGTTCAATTAGAACGGAATTGGGTACAATAAAGAAAAGCGTTATTTTAAGTAAATATCCAAATGCTATTTTTGTTCCCCAATATAGAAAAAGAAGATATTTCCATTTTATTGGAGGTAAAGGAGAAAATAAACATTACTATAATATGATTAAACATTTAATTCTACCATACCCTAAAAGAGATATTGAAGATATTTGTGGAATCATTTATTTAATTGAAAATAAAATTAATAATAAAAAATATGTAGGACAGACTACCCGTGGTTTTATTAATAGATACAACGAATATAAATCAGAAGCCAAGTCTTGCAATCCCTACATATTAAAATCAATAAAAAAACACAATATTAATAATTTTGAATTTAGTATTATTGATACGGCTCAAACATTAGATGAACTTAATTATAAAGAAATAAGACACATTCATGAATATAACTCAACCAATAGAAATTTGGGTTATAATATTGAGTCTGGGGGAGTAAATTCTAAATCAAGTGAAGAAACAATCGAATTGTTGCGTTCACGTAGAAAAGACGTAAAACAAACAAAAGAGTGGATAGAAAAAAGAGTTAAAAAATTAATGAAACCAGTAATAAAATTAGACTCTAATAATAAGATCATTGAAAGATATGTTTCATTATCTGATGCAGGTAATAATAACAATAACTTATTATATCAAAGTATCTTACGATTATGTTTGGGGAAATCAAAACAACATTCCAATTATACTTGGTGTTATTATGATGATTATATTAATAATACAATACCCATATACGTTAAAGAAACAGTAAAAAATATTTCTGAAATTACTGCCGAAGAAATGGATTTAATATATTCTGCCTATGAGAAAAATGACATATCAATTAGAAGATTATCAAAAGAATATGATATTAATTTTTCAACACTTAACAATCTTATCAAGTTACGTGAAAATAAACGGTCGATTTTAGATAATAATTATATACTCATATGTAAAATAACGAAAAAACGATTTATTGATTATGTTAATAAGTCAGGTGTTCTTACTAGACATATTAAGAAAACGTATCCCGATATAATGATCGAAAGTAAATTCAAGAGAAAACAAATAGAAATAACTACTGGTAAACCTTGGTATTATGAATATTTTGATTGGATTTTAAATTGATTAATGAAACATTAGGATAATTCGGTTTTTTCTATATCTTTGTCATGCATCAATACATATTGAACATAATAGGAATGAAAGAAATAATGAAAATGATTGTTGATTCTTTGGATGATTCTTTATTAAAAAAAGAATATTTAGGGATTAAAAATAATAATCTCACTGGTCATTGTTATGTTGCAACAGAAGTACTATATCACTTATTAGAAGAAAATGAACAAAAAAACTATACTCCTGCTATATTAAAGGTTAATGATATCACCCATTGGTTCTTAAAAAATAAAAATACCAATGAAATAATTGATATAACTAAGGACCAATTTAATTTTGAATTGGATTATACAAAATCGAGGAATTGTTTTTTTTTAACAAAAACACCATCGAAAAGAGCACTAATTTTAATCAATCGCATATATGAAAAAAATAATAATTAATAAAACAATAATATTGTTTTTGGGTGTTAAAGATTTAATTACTTTCAAAAGAAATGATTTAAAATTAATAAAAAATGAATATCTTGAAACTTTTGATAATGTAATTATATATAATTATTATGATGTTAAACACAATAAAGAAATCATTCGAGATAGAATTAATAAATTAAAATTTTTAAATCAAGAAAAAATATTCGCAAGAAATTGTACGATTAAAATAATTGATGGTTCAGAGAAGAATTTATTTTTAAATATGTATCATATTCAAAAAACAGATAAATCTCAAATTTCTTATGGGGCATATTATCAAAACATTTTGGTTGGTGTGATGTGTTTTGATACCGTAAGAGGAATGAATGGTGGTGTTTTAACGAATAATTACGATTTATCAAGATTTGCAATTAAAGGCGGTTGTATTATTGTTGGGTTATTTAATAAAATACTGAAACGATTCATTAATGACTATAACCCAAATAAAATAATTTCATTTGCTGATTTGAATTACGTTAATAGGGATAATAACATATACGTTAATAATGGATTTAAATTATCGAAAAACATTCAACCTGACTATAAAATATATTTAAATAATCATAATAAATTATATCATAAATTTACATATGGTACTAAATATTTTAAAAGTTCAAATATATCTAATGAAGTAAAAGAGCAAACAAAAAATGATATGAAGTTTGTTTGGAATTGTGGAAAGTTAAAATATGAATTATTCGTTAATGATGATGGAACTATTGTTTTTGGGTTTATTTACATGATACGGAATAAAATTAACGATAAGAAATATATTGGGCAAACAACAAGAAACTTAAACAAAAGAATGTATGAATATAAAGCAGCATGTAAATATAATACGTTTAATAATAATTATTTAGGTAATTCATTTAAAAAATATGGTTGGGATAATTTTGAATTCACTATAATTGATACTGCACAAACAATTGAAGAATTAAATTCGAAAGAGATTAAAAATATAATAAAATATAACACAACTGAGAAAAAATCTGGTTATAATATTGAGTCTGGTGGTTGTAATGCTATTCCCACAATTGAAACAATAGAAAAGATGTCACGTTCCCATAGTGGTATAAAACAAACGGATTGTTGGGTTAGTAAAAGGATTGCTAAAGCAGGAACAGCCGAAGCGAAAAAATATGGCAGAGTTAGAACTGATGAAGAAAAACAAGAACTTAGCTTGAACTCCCCTAAATATTGGCAAGGAAAATCGAGAGATACTGAAACTAAGAAAAAAATAAGTGAGACAAAGAAAGCTAATGGGGTGTCTGAAAAAACTAAAGAATCTAACAATAAAACTGTTTATAAAAAACAACTAGATGGTATTATTGTTCACACATATGAATCTACAGCCGAAGCATCTGTTTTTGAAAAAGTAAACCAATCAACGGTTTCAAGATGGTGTTCTAAGGATAAGATTATGAAAAATTATTTGTGGACATATAATGAAAATTAATCCTCTTCTTCGAAACCAACCCATTTAAGAACACTAAACCCTTTATCAAGATTTTCATATTCCTTGACACGCTTTCTCATGGTGACAACACATTTTTCCATCATCTCTTTCATTGTATCTAGGTCAATCTCCATTTCGTGAATATATTCACTGAAAACTTCCCATGATTTATTATGGGGTTTAAATTCACCGTAAAAATGAATCTTTTCAGCCATTGGGTCGAAAACAATCCTAATTCTTTCAACCTTTTCGTTTTCTCCTTCAATTCTAACTATCCATTCCATTTTGATTATCTTTTACACATACAATATTTAATAAATCCTACAGGTTCATAGGGACTTGCTCTCCTATCTATTTGTAAACCACATTTTGGACACGGTTGATTAAATCCGACCCCAAGCCTATTTAAATCATAGGGGTTTTCATTACTCCGATATTTTTTTTTCTTAGTATTCAATAATTTAAGATATTCTTTTTTACTAATCCTCATCATGCCACTCATTATCATAAATTAGGTCTAAACGAGCACGAGTTATTGCAACATACTGTAAGTTCTTCTCCTGAATTGCTTGCCAAGCCTTTGGTGTCTTCATTGGAAGTAAATCTGGTCTAATTATAAATACTCTATCTGCCTCTAAACCTTTGATTTTATGTACGGTACTCAAGACTATGCCTTGAATTTCGTCTGTGAAGATGGTCTTAATTTTATATTTTAGGTCTAAAATACTATCAGAAAGTGTTGCAAGAAATAACAACGTATTTACTTTATCCTCAAGTGCTGCATATCCACTATGTTCTGTTGGTTCCAGAATCCCTTGTCTTTTTAAATCCATCTTAAAATCAAACAATTCTTTTTCCCAGAATTTAATTAAATTGTCGAGATTATTGATTTTTCCGATTAACTCAACTAGATGAACACCAATATCACTTCCCTTAATAATCGCTTTCTTTCGTTGCGTTAGAAATTCAAAGAATAACTTAACAAGTGGCATTGTTGTTCTACATAGAACGAAATCACCACTCTGTGCTTCTTCGAGCACATCACCATCTTCTCTCACACTGCCTTCTGGTGCATCTGAGAGTGCTTTTATATCAGGAACGATTTCCTGTGCCTTTTTAATCACGGCTTTTGAACATCTAAAAGATGTTGTTAATGATAATGTTTTTGTGTTTGGGAACTTTTCGAACCACTCAAAACTTTTCTCATCTGCGGCATTGAAGCCATAGACTCCCTGAAAATTATCCCCAAAAGAAAATAATCTACCTTTGAGTTTCTTCGTTTTCCTGTCACGCTTTAAAACCTTCTCAATAATCTTTATTTGACATTTATTAATGTCTTGACACTCATCAACGAACACATAATCTTGTGGGAAGAACCAAATACTATTATCAATTGCCGGAAGAAATATCATATCGGTATAATCATAGAACTTCCGGTTTATAGTTGCTTCATCCAATACTTTAAGCACACGCTTTATGTCCTTGGGTTTCTGTAGTTTTATGTCATAACGGTCTGCGACATAAGGCACATATTTTGGATTAAGTGTCAATGAGAGTCGGCAAAGGTTGACGAGTTTCTTTACGTTTTGGAGATAGTTCTGAATTTCATTTTCCGTCTCTAATTCTTCATCGAGTTTCCAGTACTTAGCTTTCTTCTGGATGATTTTGTCCATTTTAAATTCATCAAACTGAATACTATCACCATATTTACGCTTAAGTGCACCAACACCAATACCATAGGTGGTGTAACACCTTACGTGTTCCGGTAATTTAGTCTTAAGTTCTACTTGAATATGTTTATTAAACGCTAGAAACGTAATATTTTTATCTTGTGGTAATAACTTAGCACACTCAATTGCTGTTGAGGTGTTATGTGTAATTGTAAAATCACCTAATAAAAATCTTCCATTACCATCTAAAGTAAACCCGAAATATTCACCAACACCAATTGATTCGGTTTTAAATCCTGTCCTAAGAACGGATTTAATTTGTTTTCTTGGTTCACAATTTTTTCTTTTTAAAAGACATGGAACATCTTCAAATGACCCGCTAATTGTTATTATCCAATATTGTCCAGAAAAATTTATTGATTTAATTGTTTTTGTTCTAATCTTTTTATATGCTCCAAATCCCAAACTTCTTGCAAGATAAAGAATATTATCAGCAAATAATTCATATTTAGTTGAAATTTCGTAATATTTATTATTTTGATAACCATCACTATCAATAATTCCAGCCAATAATTCTAATCTATTTTTTTTAGAATTAATTAAATAATTAGCTGGTATTGAAAAACTACCATCAGAATTAAGACATTTCTTAAATTCATCTCTTAGTACATTATTAACCTTACTACCACTAAAATTAGGGATGGTTAATGAAACCGTCATCAAATTTTTCTGATATTCATTAAATTTGGGTGTAATGTTTATGTATTTAATATTATCCAAATATTCTAATATTGGTTTTTCATTAACACTAACCGAAATTGTTGGTGACCCATTTTCCTTAGTCCCATCACCTAACCAAAGACCCATCAAATATGGTTCAATTGCTGTAGTTTGTTCCTTAAAGAAAACCGATGTTCTTTGTAATCGTGCATATCTATAATTTCCATTTGGGTATTTAGGATAATTAATTTCATTTAACGGAATATCAATTAATTTCTTTTTATTTTCATGGTGATGAGTGAGAACATGTACATCATTACATACCCACACATCACCTTTAACTGGAATAACATTATAAAGTTCACCATTTCCATTATTAATATTTAATACGTTTCTAGGTGTTGAATCATTACCCATTAACACATCACCAACACAAATATCTTGAACTTTTTTAATTGTCCCATCATACATTAATACCAATGTATTAATTCCAAGACATTTACCTGTACCCGCCCGTGCTTTAATTAAAATATTCTCTGGTCTTTTCTTCGTAAATAAAAATATTCTTTCCTGTTCCTTTGTTGGCTTCACGATGTTCTTTCTATTTTAGTGAGAGGTTTATAATCGGTATCTTTGACTTCAGAAACAACATCGAATCCACGCCATCTTTCAGATGCCCATGTATATCTCATGTTTCTTGGATTCTTACCCAATTTAAGTAGTCCATCGTAATCAATTGCTGCAACAGTAATTTCAGCAGGTTGATTTTCGAAAATTCCTTGTGTTAATTCCATAATTATATCTTTACCCAATTTTCGTTAGTAATTCCGTTTTGTAACTCATACACCCCTCTTCGCTCTTTTTCATTTTCATCATCATGATATTGAACATAAACTTTTAAACCTTCTACTCTGTCAAATAACTTATCCTCATATATGATGTTTTTCTCAGGTAAAGCATCTCGTCCCTCAATTGTTTCGACAATAACTTGATATGCGGAACCAGTAAGTATTGAAACTTCACCTTGTGCTCTCATACCCTCGTGAGTAATGATTGCCATTTCATCTCCAAGTTGTCCGAGTAAGCGAATAGTGATGTCCATTGACTCAAAACTAGCTTGGTCGTACATTGATTCATCCATACCAGCTTGAGTCAATTGTAAGAAATATCTAACTATTTCAATTGCGAAGAATTTGTCTTCCGGTTTTTGGTCATAGTCTTCTGGTAACTCAATACATGGTCTATCGTTTTCGTTTAACCCTATTCCATATTTTATCTCATACATAAGACAAAGATATAATAATCTTTTGAGAACCAAATCATTTTTTAATAAAACTTTCAAGTATTTATTAAAAACATTGGGATAATGGCATTAATTACAGTAGCAGATAAAAATAAACTCTTTCTTAAAGTTAAACATGAATTAGGATACCCATTAAGACCCTTCGAACTAGAAGACGAAATGATGGATTCTTATTTGGAAATGTCAGTTGAAGATTATTCAGCACTAGTCAATCATTGGATGATTCACCAACAATGGGTTGGATTAGAAGGACTTAATAAAGAAAGTGGTGATTTTCTTGCTGCATTCACAACCAAAACAAATACATATATGGAGAGTTTCACCTATGCGTATAGTCGTCAGGTTGGTTTAGGCACAAATGCTCCAGCAGCAAGTGGGTGGGAATTAAAAAGAGATTATATCACCACATTAGAAAAAACACAACATTATATCATACCCAAAGGTCGTGAAGTAAACGAAGTGCTTTGGGAGACCCCACCACCAATTGATGGTGGACTCGTTGACCCATTTGCATTGAATGCTTGGAGTGCTGGAATGATGGGTATGTCATATCTGGGTCGTCCCGCTCTTTATGTACAACCAACATTCTCTACATTATTATCTGCACAGGACCGTAGAATGAAACAAAGAGTGTTACAGTCAATACTAACGTATCGCATCACTGGTCTTGCTAGTGGTGAGAAAATGTTGCACCTATATCCAATACCTAATGACCGTCATGAGATTGCAGCATCTTGGGGTAAGCATTATGCTGGAAGGAAAGTCTGGTATTGGTATTACGATACCGATGGCGGTGACAGAGACGACTGTTTAGACGCTAATAACGATGTAGTGAAACTTCCCTCCGACCCACCAACAAAAACGCTTAAATGGGGTGATTTGAACGATGTTGCACAGCAACAGATAAGAAATCTACTTATAGCCAAGACCAAGATGGTAATTGGTGGAATCCGTGGTTTCTACACTGGTGAACTGGGAGTCGCTGAAAAGCAATTAACAATGGATTATCGTCACCTGCTTGATGAAGGCGAGAAATTAAAAGAAACCACAGAAAAATTGGTTTTAGACCAATTAGAGGCAATGAGTCAGTCTAAACTTGTTGAAGAACGTGCGAGTATTGCCG